CCTCCTACAAAAAACATCATGATGGAAACCAAAGTTCCAATAGTGAGGGTTACTGCTAACATCTTTCTGTCCTCCAGAGACTATTTCTTTCTGATATCCAGATAGAAGTTCATATGGAAAACAATTTCTCTTCGGAAGAGAGCAACCATTTTACCGAACTTTATCTGAAAAGTTTTGGGCGGTTCTGGTTTTCCCCTCCTGTTGCGTAGTAGCAACTCTACCCCACGATTAATATGAGGATCTGATTTATTTAGAATGCTTTTTTCGTCTCCCAGGTCGTCGGTCATGACTATACCTCCATGCATCCTCTAAGATGCCATACAAATAATTTTTAATTTTTCTTGCTTGAGGTTTAGGGATATGACCATAACCTTCCCGAAGTTGTTTATGTTCTGAGTCAGCACCACCTTTGATGTATTCCTCAAGTTCTAGTGTAAGATCACTGAGTTCTGCAGCAGTGGTGCTCTCAATAAAAGAATCAACTTCATGCTTTTTAGTTTTTGTATCTTTCAAGTAGTCGTAGAATTTTAAATTCATTTGTCCCTCAAAGGCATTGTCAATAGCATGTTCAATAAGATCATAGATGTCGATGAGGTTTTGTTCCATTAGACCAACTTTTGTTCCCTTAGATACTTAACAGTTTCTGTGCATCCACCAATTAGTGTATCATCTTTGATCACTCTTGGGAAGGTAGTTCCTTTCCCAAACTTCTCATAAAATTCCTCACGGGTGAAGTCCCTGTTAAGTTTATATATCACATACTTAATTTCAGCAAGTTGTAATACCTGTTCTACTTTCGTACAATAAGGACAACCGTCTCTAGAATATACTGTAAATGTCATTGTTGGTTTCTTCAAATAGTAAAGTTGAGGCCAAGTATCACGAATGATCTCAGCCAATTTATAAGGGGTGTCGTCGTCAATCACTCTTTACCGATGCCCAGTCTTGATCGAAAATCTCAAGACCTTTATCGGTAA